TTCTTTTATTTTCTCAACAAGCTTTAAGTTTTCTCTTGCGTTTCTGATGCCAGTTTCACCTCCATGACGTATAGCTGCGTTCAGTGCAACCCTCGCCTCCGATATGCTTGTGTCTATCTCTTTTATGTTATTCAACTCTCTCTGTATCTTCAAAAGTTTTGCGTCTTCTTCGGCAAGTAACTCTGTTCGCGTCACTATTAACTTGGCAATCTTTTCATCAAGACCGGCCCGCTTTTGATCTGCTAAAATACTTTCTTTTGTTATGCCGTTTCCTTTGTCCTCTTCTTCACCAAATCCAAACGCTTTTGCAAAATTCTTTCTCGTTCGTTTAAAAGGCCCTTCTTTATAAACATCTGGGGTAAACATGATTCCTATGTCTTGCGCAATCCCGACTAGCCCTTCACCGACATCCTTCATTTGGTTGACAGTATCATCTGCCATTTCCTTTGTGCCAATTATGATATTGTTTACGCCTTTTAGCACATCAACCACAACTTCTTGTGCTGGGCCTCCTCCCTCGGCAAAAATTTCATTTATTATGCCTTTAAACTTTTCATACTGAGCGGCAACTGTACTCATAGACGCTTCGAGTCTTCCAGCATATCTTTCTGTTGCTGCTGCCATCGAGTCGGCAACCATGTCCGCGCTAATAAGACCCAACTCCATCTCTTTACGCAGTTTTCCATAACTCTTGCCAGTCATCTCAACCATCTCACGCAGAGGGTTGAAACCTTGGTTGGTAAATTGACGCAACTCTTGCCCCTGCAACTTTCCTGCCGCAGTTACGTCTGCAAAAGCTTTTGTTAGAAGACGCATTCGCTCAGTGTCCCCACCGGCAATTGTCCCTAGCCTCCGTAAATCTTCCTCCACAAAACGAGACTCACGCCCAAACGAAAGCAACTGCCTTGCACCTTCGGCTAACTGTGCAGTTGCAAGAGGCGTTTCTCTCGCTAAGGCTTGAAACCTCCCTACAAGCTTCTTAGCAGACTCATCACTTCCACCAAGAAGAACAGAAAGGTCTAGCGTGATTTTCTTCAGTCTGTCTGCCTCGGCTATTGCTTTTTTCATAGCCAGACCTAAGCCAATAATTCCTGCCACAGGGAGTGCAGCTTTTGCCCCCAGCATTGTTGCACTGCGAACTGCACCGATTGTTGCTCCTGAAGCACCTACAGCACCTGCAAGGTTGCCTGCAATCCCTGCTGCCATACCAGGACGAATTTGACTCATTGACCGCATGCGTTCACGCATGTTGAGCATCACAAGCCTGTGGCCTTTAGCGTTCGCCCTTTGGATCTGCAACTGCCGGTCCATCACAGCGCGATGATCTGCTTGACTTCGATTCCTGCGTTTGACGGAACGATCTGTCTCATGCTTCGCAGCTAACGCAGCATTCTTTTGCTCTTGATCTCTTATCGCATTGTTTTCTGCCAGTTGCTTTCCTTCGTCCTGCAAAATCTTGAGGTGCGTCTTCTCAAACTTGTTGTGGGCAACCTTCTTGTATCCAGCTTTCTCTAGCTCCTTGTTCAGTTGCTTGAGGATCGTAAGACCCTGCTCTCGGGTGATGCTGCCATCTGCTGATAGCTTCTGAAGGTTTTTGATCCCTGCCTGATATCTTTCGACATCTGTGGTCGCACCCTTCATTCCGTCACGGAATGTCTTTAACGCTGAACGTGCATCGTTTGCACCTTTCTTCATCGATGATGCGTTGAGAATAACATCGTATCGTAGAGCACCGACTCGTTCAGTAGCCATCACATCATTCCTAGCAGTTGATCTCGGGCAGATTCCATATCAAGCTTCTCCCCCGATGTGGCAGACTCTTCCATTTTCTGGACTGCCAAGTGATACGCGATCCAACTGTCAACGACTGCTGGATCTACGTTGTTCATCCATGTGACCGGATCATCAATACTTAAGTCAGAGCATATTTTAAAGACCCACTGAAGTCGGTGGTTCTTTTGGAACTCTGTCTCTAGCTTTGCGATCCGGCTTCCTCGTTTTTTTCCTTGCTGTCCACCCACTCTTGAATTGCAGAGTGCAACGCATCGAGTTTCATGGAGTCGAGGCTAGCAACAGCCTCTGTGTCAGCATCAGAGAAAACAAGCTTCCCGTCTTTATCGCAAACACAATCAATGATCGTGTACACGCGATGACGCTCTCGGTAAGAGTCTTTCGCATTACCCTTCGCATCGAACATCTGTGCTGCCCTGCGGCAACGCTTCAGTTCGCTAGGAAGTTTTACATAAACATCTTCACCGAAAAACTTTTTGGCAAGCTTCTGAGGCTTGTCAATCGCTGCCTTCTCCAGCAGTTTCTTCTTCGTCAAACTCATAGAATTCTTCTCCCATGGAAGGTTTGTTCAAAATCTCATCTGGAACGTCTGGTGGCTCAGAGTAACCTCTTGTCTTGCTTTGCATCATAGTAGCAACCTCTTCAGAAATCTGTTCTTTCTCAAGTGGTCCAATACCAGTTCTGATAAAGCAAATATGCCCTGGAGATGACCAGTCCACGAAGCCTACAGACTTTCCATCAACAATTACCCAGTACCTGTCGAGAGACTCTTTCTTGCGTGTTCCAAGATTAATCCCTTCGACAGGGTGAAGTTTTACATCCATTTGTTTTCTCCCAAAAACTTAAAATGAAATTATGGTGCGGGGCAGACAACACTGGTTTTGTCTGGTGCTTCAGTTGTTAGAATCGGCCCAGTGCCACCATCAAGTTGGATCGTGATGCTGATCTCCATAAGAGTGCTTGTCTCAAGGGACGGCAATCCCAATGAACTTATGAAACCAGTTCCGGTAAGTGTTGCTGGAGCAGTTGTTCCATCCCTTGATTCAGGAAGTATGATTGTAATGCACAACTGCTCCCCATCTGCAAACAAAGAGTTTGGTCCGGTCAACGCAGCGTCAAAAACAAAGGTTGCCTCAATTGTTCCTGGATCAGAAACATCTGCTGGGATTCGCCGCATGAACCCAGTGTCGTCGAGGCATGTTGTGTCAATTGCCTCCATAGTCAACTCGGGTAACTGAATCGACCTTGGACATCCCATGCATATTTGCGGGTCGGTTGCAGAACAATTGCTATTATCCTTAAGAATAATAACTGCTCCCTGTCCAGTATCTCCAAGAAAATTACTTCCGTATGCCATGTTTCAATCCTTCTAAGTAAATGAGAAGCAGACATTAAAGTCTTGCATTGTTCGGTAAATGTGCAGATCGCTTCCATCAATAGGCTTGAATGCATCAGTCGATGGTCCGCTGTTCTGACCAATAGACCTAACAGCCAAGTCTTGTGCGTACCCCCTCGGGAACGATTTGAAGGATGACCTACATGCTTTCCATGTGTTCTGCGACTCTCCCTGATTGTAACTCCAAGCCTCCAACTGAATGCGAGACTCAAAGAAATCAACCATGTTGCATTCTACAGCATCGTAGGCAGAACTGCTAATTTGAGTAATGACCACATATTCCCCAGCAACATCTTGCGGAGGGTTTGTGCAAAACACGTTGCTTCCAACTGCTGCCGCAACATCAACATCTGTTAGAAGCTGGTTACGCAGATATTCAAGGAGCATCATCGATCAATCTCCGGTACATCCACGGGTTTACCAAGCCTCTTAGCCCACTGCTTTGCAATCTGCACAACCTTCTTCTGCTGCTTGGACATTGTGGTGTCCGCCGCAGTCCTGAAAAACGGTCTTGGAGGAAGACGCATGGCAACCTTACCGTTGCCACCTTTTTTGTCTTTGTTGATCCCGCCCCAGAGGATGATTACAGCACCATACTCAAGCAGATGTGCATGAGGTGCTACTTGGTGCGATGGACCCGCAGTGCTGCCTACAACACCATCCCTCCGACGACCCTTCCAATTGCGAGCGATGATCGAGTTTGCAAGTTGCTTGCTCTCTTTACGCTTGCCCTTTTGCTTGTTATTGAGTTTGTTAAAGGTCCCAGTGCTCCGCGACCTACCAATAGGTTGCCCTTGCGGACTTACAGAACCCTCTGCGTCCAGAGATCGCTCGCCAGTCTTCATAACCTGCTTCTTCGCCTCTGCCCTGACAATGGTCGTAGCGGCGCGAGCGGCAGGTCTTGCAACACGTTCAGTGATCAAGAAACTGAGATCTCTGAACAGCATGTCAGTTGACTTGCTGTGCTGAAAACCAGACTGCTTTTTTTTACTTACCCGTTTTCCACGCTTGATCGCCAAAGCTTCTTTTTTGGCATTCTGAAGCAACCTGTATTGGTTTCCATTCATGACTTTTTCAACTCCACCCGAAGTTCACGATTGGTCCCAGACACATCTCTTGTTGCAACAATCCCATATTCTTCGCCGTCAATCATGACTCGCATGATTGCACTGACGTTCTTCGCTTGCTCCTTGTCGCCAACAATCACATGAGTCGATACCTCGCTCACAGCATCGCCGTAGACCGTTTCTTTGCCGGATACGCTAATTAGCTCGCAAGGCCAATCGCTAACACTGGTGACCCATGTGGAGTCCTCTGTGTACGTCCGCTGCCCATATGAGTCAGTTTGCAGGTTTTGCGTTTGGAACGTAGCGAGGTAGTTTCTGAAACCTACTCGCTTACGTTTAAATCCAGTCAGTTTTGTCATGGATAGCTACTCCGCATTAACTTGCGGACAATTGCCTCGTAGCTTCTTCCATCGTTTGTGTTGACCAGATTCTCCTGAGCCGGATCGAAGTAAAGCCTTCCGACTTCTAGCAATATTGCCTGCTTCGCAAGCTCAGGGACGCACTCTGCACTTGGTTGACCTGCGGTGAACGCGATGGTCACTGACCGATTGTTTTCGACAGTGCTCGGCCATGAATCAACGTCAGGTGCTAGGAAGATTCTTCGTCTGGCAACATCGACATCGTACTGAGTGTCTGCAAGAGTTGCGTCAGTTGCTACCCCGCTGTTCTCATACTTGTATTTGACAGACTCTACAGAATAGACAGGACGCATGTTAATCAGGATGCTGCCTCCCTTCTCGGGGAAACCAAGCATACGCTGCTCAAACGTCTGAGCGATCCAAGAACGCTCTGTATCAATTTCCAGTTGTTCAGTCGCAGCGGTCACAAGACGCTGGATCATCGCATCCTGAGCAGTCCCTCCGACTCTTAGGTGCTGCTTTGCCTCTACGAGGCTTACTGGATTGCTTGCGGGACTTGTTTTTCTTTCGATTGTCCAGTTTGGAATCTTCATCGACTTTTTCACAAACCCCAAGGTAGAGAAGAGTTGTAACAACCCCCTCGTTAAGCTTATCTGTGATAAACCCCACCTCGCGATTGAGGTGGGGTTTTATGAATTTAACCTTGGTCACGATTACGCGATGGTCAGTTTGACCAGTGCCTCTGGGTTAACCGATGCAATCGCAATTCGCTGAGTTGCCTGAACCCCGATCTGATCGGTATTTGCGTAAAGCTGATCGAGGATTCTGAAGGACAGATTTCGACGATCACCGAAGTAGTGGCTAGTTCCGATATCACCGAAGGTGATAAGCAGGTCGCCAGATGTGCTTGATGCAGCACCTGGAACAGCCTCGCAAAGGTTTACAGGGAAACCGAACAGTGAAGGACGCTGACCGGACTCGATGTCGCCCATCGCAGTTCCACCAGATGCGTTGATAAGATCACGCACCTGACCGTAGAACACGCTTCGGTTCATCGTCCACTCACGATTGATTCCTGCAAAGTTTGGAAGCAGTGCAACCAAAGCAGTGAGGTCAGTCAGTGCAATGTTTCCAACGCCAACAACAGTGTTGCCAACAACATTTGCATCGCCTTCAATTCCACCCGTGTAAAGAGTAGATCCAGTAAAGAGCGAATTGTCCTCTGCCTGAGACATGCCATAGGCGATGTCTCGCGTAACCTCGTCCACAATATTTACGATGGAATCTTCAACGAGTTCCGATGAGATTTTTACAAGCCCCGCCATTTTTTTCGCTGTCAAAACGGCTTGCTCGAAAGTCATGTGGCTCGAACTCAATGCCGATTCTTCGGCTGGGTACGAAACGGATGCGTGACCGATGACCTTTGGAACGGTCCAAGTCAGAGCACCCATCGCAACCCGACGACAAAGCTTTCGTGCATGACCATACTCATTGAGCAGGTTGATCAACGCATCGCTCAGTGGAGTCGGCACGGTTTCAATTCCGCGACCTGCGTCCGTTTCGTTTTGGCTAGCGAGGAACTGCTTGGCCTTTGGGCTTCCACCAAGTGCAGCAAGCCACATGCCTGACTGGTATGCATCTTCAACACTGTTGAAGACAGTGGTCTTCTGGTTTTTTACTCTTGCGGGAATCAAGGGTTCATCCTCTTTCTCAATGTCAGGTTCGGTGATTGCTGCAACAGCAGCAGGAGTGATTTTGGCAGCAGCGATCTTGTCTTTCGCTGCTTGAATTTTTACGAACCGATCCTTTTCGTTTTCCAATCCAGAAAACTCTAAATTGAGGGCATCGATTTGTTTATTGTCATCCTCGGTAAGGCTACCTTCGCCTTCGAGTGCAACATCCGAAATTGCCTGCATCTCATCAGCGATGTCAGACAGGCGAGCGTTGATAGCGTCTACGCGAGACATGTTTTTCCTTTTTTGTCAAGGGAGAACCCACAAGTTGGGGAATTTTAACAGATTTTTTTATTTCGACAAATTGTTCAGGCGAAGTCTCATTCGTTTTGCAGATGCATCGGCCTTGTTGCTAATCGCAGCAGGACACAGTGCAAGTGGCTTTACTTCAGCCTTTACGATCTTTTTGCGTTCTTTTGGTGCATAGACAGAATCAACAAAACCCATTTCAACAGCTTGTTCAGCGTTCATCCAAGTTTCATCATCCATCATCTTTTTGCACTCCTCTGCTGACTTACCGCATCGCTCTGCGTAGACCTCAGAGATCTGTTCGTCGAGCATGTCGAGGATGTCAGCAACCTGACGGAAACCCTTTGCGTTCTCCGCAGCGACCGTCCAAGCGTTGTGGACAAAGAACAACGCATTGCTGTTCATGACCACCTTGTCAGCAGCACAAGCAACCACAGTAGCGATAGAGCATGCTTGAGAATCAATGTGAATCGTGACTTCACCACCTTCGTATGCTCGGATCTGGTTGTACATGCTAATGCCACTGGTAACGCACCCACCCTCAGAGTCGAGGTGAATAGTCAGGTCGCCAGTCTGCTCGGCCATGAGATCCATGAAGTCATCGGAGGAGACTCCATTTTGGAAGTCACCGATCATGCCTCGCATCGTGATGCTTCCGTCTGTTCCTTCAAGTTTCATCGTCTTGTTCCTCTGGGGTCGCGGGGGGTAACTCGGGTGACTCACCCGCAGGTTCGTTACTGAAGTCGTCATCAAGTCCTTCGACAGGATTAAATCCGTGCATGATGCGAATTTCATTTGTGCTAAGTGCAAACTGCTCACGCATCTTGCGAGTGTAGTCTGCTAGCGTCGATGGATCGCCTTTGAGCAGTGGAGTGGTGTCAAACTCATAGTGGACGTTACCACTGTCTCTTAGTTGTTCAGGAAGCAGTTTCCGGTTGCACTCTTCTTCCCACTTGCAGAACCACCGACTCAGGCATCCGTTAATGAACGCAGCATTACGTTCGGTGATAGACTTGTAGGTGATGCCTGTCTCGTCGCCAAGGATTGATTCAAGGCCGAAGATCATTGCAATATCAACTCTCTGGAATTGACGTTGCTCAATGAACTGTGCATCAGATGCAGAGATTGGCAATGTGTTAAGAGACATCCCTTCTCTAAGCAAACCAACCTTGCCACTGTTTTCAACACCTTCGTGCTTAGTCTCGAAATTAGCTAGGAATTCAGAAGCTTCTTTGGAACTTCGGAACATTCCAGGAGGTGCTGTTATCACCATACCTGGCCTCCCTGAGTTCTTCAGTGCGGAGGCAGATCCGTCTTGCCCAGCAATGCCAAGGCCAAACGCATCGCGTAGCACATCGATAACGTGCATGCCCCAGATACCGTTGTAGGACATGCCCATGATGTGAAGCATGTCACGGTCTGGAACTTTCCAGTATTCGTTTTCGGAGAAAGCAGTACCAAGGTTTGCTGAGATACCTGCATTCTTTGTGACCAGATGCCACTTCTGATCATCAACCAAAATGGTCTGACAATTTTCGGGGAGCACTGGAATGAGTGCTGTTGGTTGACCAAGGCTGTTGCGATCAATGAACGCTCGCCCATTACCAAGAATCAACGCATGAATCATCATCAACTCTTTGAGTTGAAACGGAGTCATAAGATGATTGGGTGATACGTTCAAAAGCTTGTGACCAGGTGAAGTCCTTGACACTTCGCTTCCGCCGTCAGGCCTGCTTTTCCTTGCATTGATTGGAAGTCCTGCAAGATGCCCAGAGATCTTCTGAGCAGCAAACCAGACGGCAGGCAAACCAAGTACGGAGTTCGTTGTTACGTTGACTCCTGATTTAGCCTTCCCTCCACCGAATGCTTCGATCAACCATGCTGCCGGATCAGAGATCCTGCTTTGCAATGCTTTAAACTTCTTGCCAAGCCTTTCGGCCATTTTAATTTCATGTGACATACCAGTCTCCTTTTCCCCGCACAGGTGCTACAGTCGCTCTCGCAAGGGACATAAGTAGCGAAATTAGCGGATCTATTTTCTGAGAACTCGACGCTTTGTCGAGCATATATCTATCACTTCGATCCCGCACAGCAACTGCGTTGGACAAGCACCATTTGAGAAGAACATCGTCATCGTGACGAAAGTTCCCGTCAGCGCATGCTTGTCGAAAGATGCTAATTGGGGAATTAAAGTGAGCGGTTGTTTGTGCCATAGAGGCAATGGTCAGGCCCTGCTGAGTGCATTGCTCTCCAAACTGCTGTGCCTGATAGGGATCGATGGCAACGTCTGTTCCGTTGAGATCCCAGTAGTCTTTCATCAAGTCTGCTTGGAGGTCGGCAATGGGAGCAGGGGTTATCCTGATTCGCCCATCGTCAATAAAGTCACAGAACGGTTTTTCTCGGAGATCTCTTTTTGTGTTGACTGAGATGTATGCCTGAGTCTTTGACTCGTACCTGTAGATCGGCGTTCCGTCTGTTTCGCTCTGGTCTGTCTGGAACCTCGCCGTTGCCGCATACGCGCAGAGATCGTCCCTGCCTCCAAGATCCACTCCAAAACTTACTGCGTCTGCCTCACGCCAGTCGGACAGTTCACCGGAGCACTTGGCAAAGTGCTCCATATCAAAGATGTGTTCGGTTGAGCTAACAAGCACGTTTGCATGGTAACGCTTAAATCGGTTCATGGCCGTTACGCTTGACGCTGCCTGCTTCGCCTGCTGCTCAAGGAACTCTGCTGAAACAGAAACGCCAATGTTTGGGTTGGACTTTATCCACAAGTCTGGATCGAGTGGATCATCCTTCTCGTCCATTTCGTAGCAAGCAACAAATAGGCTGTTGTCATCAACTGCTTGCTCAAGCACCTGCTTGGCATAGTTGACTTCTTCAATCCATATGTGACTACGGTCATCGCCTGCGGTGGTCACGGTTAAAATGAGTGGTTGTGCTCTCGAACCAGAACCTGTCTGCATCGTGGAGTAAAACGGTTGATGAACTTTACGCCACGCATGAGTCTCGTCTAAGACACAGAGCACTGGATTGAGTCCATCGAAAGGTCGGTCAGATCCTACGCAAGATATGTTGCCACCGTTGTGGTTGAACCGAATGATTTTGTTTTGGTAGATGGAACCTTCTTTAATCAATGGCGACTGCTCACGCATTCGGATGCACTCGGCCATGACCACCTTCTCAGCTTGTTCCTTCTTGGTTGCTGCTAGGATGACTTGTGCTCTAGCTTCTGCATCGTTGGTGAACGGGTTGATGTCGATAGATGCCATGAGCATCGCAATGCCAGCAGCAATCGATGACTTACCGTTCTTACGTCCCATCGACCAGTACGCCCTGCGGAACCTGCGGCAATTATCGTCCTTGCGTTTCCATCCAAAGATTGCAGAAATGCAAAACTCTTGCCAAGGTTCTAGGTGAAACCGTTTTCCAGCATGCTTTCCGATGGAGTGCCTTAAAGCAACTGGAAAATACTGGCAGATTGCGTTCGCAGTCTCTCTGTCAAAGTAGTAAGGGAAGTCTTTATTTTCAGAGTTTGCTAAATCCCGAACTTGCCTTTCAACAGCTTGACGTACAGAACGACAGACAGTTATTTTTTCATCTAGAACGTCTTGGATGTACTGCTCGTTAGGAGTCATCGCGTTTCATTGCCTCGACAATCGATGCCAATGACTCTGCTTGTTTCTTTTTGTCATCACCGTCAGGCAAGGAAAGTTTACCCCGACTAGCGGGGGTTAACCCAAGCTCGGTGACAAGCTTAATGTGCTCAGACGCAAGACGACCCATTGCAGTTGATGCTGGAGTAATCCGACTGCCTGACTCATGAATGTGACCTTCTTGCTGAACAATCTCATACAACTTGAGGTACTCTGCGTAGGTGATTGAGTAGTGTTCAAGCAAGTGGGTGTCGGTTTTTGAGAGCATCCCCATTTCTCTGAGAATGTCACATGTCTGCTTCCAAACCTTCTTTGCTGTCTTGCAAAGGTGGCGAGGCATGGTTGGTTCTGATTTACTGGAAGATGGTTCGCGATGGTTCTTCCTCTGCGGATCTTTCTTGTAAGAACCGTTCTCTTCTTTGACTTTTGTTGCTAATCGTCTTGCTGGCATTTCCTTACCCCGTTTGAGATTTAGCCTGCATTCTATCAAATTTGCAGGTTTCGCCAAAAAGTACGGGTTGACTGGCAGTATCTGGCAGGTATACGGTCTTGTTTTGTCAACAACTATGGAGAGAAGAATGATACCTAAGTTTTACAAAGAGATTGGTGCTCGGCTTGTTTGCATCAAGAAGGGAACCAAGTCACCGGGGGTTCCTGCTTGGACAAAGATCGAGGATCGATACGACCAAGCGTCAAAGAAGTTTGACCCGAGTGTCCACAACAAGGTCGGCTGGATTCTCGACGATACGCATTTGGTCATTGACATTGATACTCATGATCCAAGCAAAGACGGGTACGCTGCGTTGCAGAGACTATCGGACGATCTTGGAGTGGATCTTTACGAGAGAGCAACCGTTGTCGTCAAAAGTCCATCTGGTGGTGCTCACTTGTATTTCTGGAAAGATCCAGAGATCAAGCTTCCAAAGTCATCGAAAGAGTATGCAGGACTCGATTTCCTAAGTGCCGGATCTCAGGTCATCATTGCTGGGAGTTCGCACGATGCTCATGCAGGTAGCTACGTCTTTGAACGCGAGTCAGAGTTCATTGCTCCGGTCATGACAGCGGCCTTGCATGAATCCTTGTCGGACAGGTCGCAAGACACTGACACTTCAAGGGCAGTAATCGAGCCATCTGAAGATAGACCTGGCGACGAGTTCAATAAGAGCGACAGAGCACTTGAGCATGTCAAGAGCCACATGTCTCAGGAAGGTTATTCGTTTAAACACAAAGTCGATCACTACGAGTTCACCCGACCAGGTAAGACCGACACTTCGTTTGCAATCTCTGGAACACTTGGACGCAAGAGTAAGCAGGGAAACTACATCCTTCGCAACTTCTCCACCAGTGACCCAGTCTTTCCCAGCGATGCGTCGATAACCATCTTTGAAGCATTCAGGCTGATTAACCACTGGGACAGAGATCAGGTCACATTGCATGCGTCTGACCTTGGGTTTGGTACGCAGATCGATGTCAGTGAGATCGAGGAAAGCGTTGACGACTGGCTTGCCAAGGTTCCTGAAACCAAAAACAGGGTTGACCAGCTTCCAAGCTACGAGATTGCAAAACGTGTTCTTTGCAGGACATTTGACGAGCTAGGCGAAATCAGTTCTGGATTACGCAGACCTTACGTCATCGAAGGGCTGATCAGGACCGGAGAAGTGATGAACGTCATTGCTGCTCCGAAGGTGGGCAAATCTTGGTTGGTGTACAACCTTGCTGTGAGCACCGCATGCGGAAGGGAGTTCCTTGGATACAGAGCAAGCAAGAACCTCAAGGTGCTCCTGATCGACAACGAGTTGCACTGGGAAGAACTTGCTTGGAGAGTTCAGCAGGTTGCTGCCAACATGGCCGCTAACCCTCACGATGCCCTGACAGTCTCATGTGTGCGTGGGATGGACATCAGTCTTGCTGGGATAGAGAAGTTGCTCGACGAGATCGGTGGGGAACAGTTCGACCTTATCATCATTGATGCCCTTTACCGAGTTCTTCCCAAAGGTGCATCAGAGAACGACAACGCCCAGATGACT